CACCTGCTGAAGTATATTCATATTGATACTGTGAATGATATTGAGCAACTTTAGTTACGTCAACGTCACCAGATCTTATAAATCTGCTTGAGTTTCCTGAGTCTCCAACTTCCACATAATCACCTGCACCACCTGACGCCCAAGCACCTGGAATGTCAACTGTGACACTCAATATTCTTGAACCTGAGGCAACGTTGGCAATGTTGGCAGAACCTGAATTGTAGTCAACATCTACTGTAACGTGTTGTAATAAGTTTGCTTCAGCATCATCTAACTGAGCTTTAGTAACGGCCTGTGTGCTAACTGTAGCATTTGCAACTGCTATCTTTTGTAAAGCATCACCGGACGTATAAAAGCCGATTGCACTGGCATTACCGGCAATGTATGAACCTTGTTTACCAAGTTCCACATTGGCGCCAACACCTGCTAGATTATATTTTTTAACTGTAGCCATTTAAATCTCCAGAGATTAGATTGTAATTACAAATAGTATTTATCTGTTCTTGACTATTTCTGCTTTTGTGTTATACTTCCAGTATGGAAGAACAGTTCAGAATATTTAAAACTACCAATAAAGGCAAGGTGTTATATTCTATACACAAAGTCTACTTATCAGAGGACGGTAAATCTATAGTAGATTGGGACAAAACACCAGTGCAATTAGAGTTTGACAATTTACTTGAATTAAACTATACTATGATTAAATGTTTGAATGCTTCTACAGACAATATATATGAAGAAGTGCAAGATACAAACTCTTTGAAAAAAGCAATAGATATATTTAAAAACAATGTTTGATCAGAATATAAAAAGAATAGGTTTTTGTTGTAAGTATCTAGAAGAAGACCAAACACAAAAGCCTAAGATACTTCAGGAAAAACAACAACATTACACAGAAAAAACTACTACTGTGGCTTGGTGTAATAGACAGGAAGACAAAAAAGTAGCAGAGCAAAAACTTTTTGATTGTGTGGAACACAATATGCAGAGTGCATACAATCTTGTAGAGTATGTTGGCAGTTTGCCTGCTGAGATGAGAATGGTACGTCTAGGTAGCAATCAGATACCTATGGCTACTGAGCCAACATGGAGGTACGTTTGGGAAGATGAAACGGTTAAAAATAGACTTGAGCAAGGTTTCGCCAAAGTTGGTGATCTTGCTAGGGCTCTTGATGTTCGCATCAGTTTTCATCCTGGCCAGTTTTGCGTCTTAGCAAGTGACAAGCCAGATGTAGTTGAGCGAAGTATTGACGAATTTGAGTACCATTGCAACATGATACGTTGGATGGGTTTTGGTAAAGAGTTTATGGACATGAAGTGTAATGTTCATATATCAGGTAAGCAAGGCTATCAGGGCATTATAGATGTACTGCCTAAACTTTCGCCTGAAGCTCGTAACACTATTGCTATCGAGAACGATGAAATGTGTTGGGGACTTGATGAAAGTCTCAAATTAGAAAAACACTTGGCACTTGTTCTTGATATACACCATCATTGGATACGTGATGAAGAATACATACAAGCAGACGATGATCGTGTAAAGCGAATTATAGACAGTTGGAGAGGAGTAAGGCCTACTTTGCATTACAGTTACAGTAGAGATGAATGGATACCTGAAGGGTATGAACACGACCAACTACATGATATATCTACACTTATAGAAAGTGGTGCAAAGAAACAGAAACTAAGGGCTCATTCAGACTTCTACCCTAACGCAAATGCAAATGATTGGGCCTTAAGTTTTTGGAATGACTTTGACATTCAATGTGAAGCCAAAGCAAAAAATTTGGCAAGCCAACAATTATACAAACAAGCAATAGCAACTGGTAAATAGTTGCATGAAAAACATATTGCTACTAGGCGGCGTAGGATACGTCGGTTCTAAATTCAACAGAGTCTTTAAAGACAAATACAATATAACTAATGTAGATATCAATTGGTTTGGTAATCCTGTAGACACAGAGTATGAATTTTTTGATTACAATGATGTCACAGACAGATATATTAAAACATTTGATGTAGTAATACTGTTAGCAGGTCACAGTAGTGTCAAGATGTGTGACGATAAATTTAGTAGTTGGAATAATAATGTAAGAAACTTTGCTAACCTGCTTTCAAAATTAAATGGCACAAAATTTATATATGCGAGTAGCAGTAGTGTATATGGAAATACCACAGAAGATGAAATAGACGAAGAATATTTAGACTTCTCTCCTATAAATTTTTATGACATGGCAAAACTACATATAGATCAATTAGCAAAATTAAGTGATACAGAATATTATGGACTTAGATTTGGCACAGTAAATGGTCCTGCTCCACACATAAGAACTGATGTAATGATCAATGCTATGACTAATACAGCAAAAACAAAAGGCGAGATACATTTGTTTAATGCTGATACTAAAAGAAGTATTTTAGGCATCAATGATCTTATGAGAGCCTTTGAAGCAATAATAGAATCAGATGAGAACAACAGAGGCATTTATAATTTAGCAAGTTTTACAAGTACATCTGGAAAGATTGCAGAAGTAGTAGGCAGAGTAGCCAAAGTAAAAGTTATTAATAAGGATACACCTGAGGTTATCACAAATGAAAAATTAGAGAAAAAGAATTATAACTTTGGTGTAACTACAACAAAATTTGAAAAAACATTTAATTTTAAATTCAAAGACACTCTAGAAACTTTGGTACATGAAACTGTGGGGAAATTCGACAGTTGTGAATTAAAGACTAACAGATCAGAACCTACAGAGTACGAATAAAAAGGATATAAATATTAACATGGACGACAAACTTAATAATATTCTCAAGTCTATCAAAGAATATATAGACGAAAAACAAGCAAACAAAACCTGGGAGCCTGGCAAAGACTTTGTCAATTATGCTGGACCTTTGTTTAGCAGTGATGAATATGTCAGTGCCGCAGAAACACTATTAGATGGTTGGCTTGTAATGGGTGACAAAAGTATTAAGTTTGAAAGAAAGTTTCCAAAGTATTACGGTAAAAAACACGGAGTACTTACAAATTCTGGTAGTAGTGCTAACTTATTAATGATGGCATCTTTAACCAGCAAAAGAGGACACAACTTTGGTAAAGGCACAAAAGTATTGATGCCTATTGCAGGTTTTCCTACTACACTTAATCCAACATTACAAGTAGGGTTTGAACCTGTATTTGTAGACATAGAATTAGACACACTAAATTTAGATTTAGATCAGTGTGAAGAGATATTAAAAAATGATCCAGACATAAAAGTAATTACATTTGCTCATGTATTAGGTAATCCACCTAACATGGACCAACTTATGGAGTTAGTAGAAAAATATAATTTAGTTTTATTAGAAGATTGTTGTGATGCTTTAGGTAGCACATACAAAGATAAACCACTAGGTAGTTTTGGAGAAATGGCTAGTTGTAGTTTTTATCCAGCACACCATATGACAATGGGAGAAGGTGGATTTGTTGCTTGTAACACATATGAACAAGAAGTAATTACTAGAAGTTTTAGGGAATGGGGAAGAGGTTGTTATTGCGTAGGCCCAGAAGCAAACAAACTTAAAAATGGTACATGTAAAAAACGTTTTAGTTGTTGGATACCCACAATGCCTGACCAAACATTTGATCATAAATTTGTTTATGACGAAATTGGTTACAATCTAAAACCTATAGATGTCCAGAGTGCTATGGGCCTTGAGCAACTTAAAAAACTAGATGAGATACATGCTCTAAGAAGAAGAAATTATAAATTACTTTTTGAAATTTATGAGAAGTATGAAAAGTATTTTATATTACCTAGACCCAGAGAGCATTCAGACCCAAGTTGGTTTGCTTTCCCATTAACTATTAGGAAAGACGCACCGTTTACCAGAACGCAATATGTAGATTTTTTAGAGGATAACAAAATACAAACTAGACCTTATTTTGCAGGTAACATTATGTTACAACCTGCATACAGTCATTTAATGAATCCTCAAGATGCAAAAGACAATTTTCCTAATGCTACCTTTACATTAACAAATACTTTCTTCCATGGAGCAAGTGCTGTTATTACACCAGAGCAAATTGCTTGGATTAAAAAGATTGCTGACGAGTTTTTATCACAATACGAAAACAGAATAATATGAAGAACTATTTTGTGCAAACCCTTTGCAGGGTAAACAAAGAGGACTACGACCCAAACCAACAAGTTCCAATACATGAACAAGATACCTATCCCATGTATCAAGAATTACAAAATTTATCTTACTCTACTTTTAAACATTTTATGGAAGGAGATTGGGAATACGTTTTGTTAGAGGAAGAAGTTACTCATGTGTTTGAAGTATTTCAACAAAACTTTAGAAAGATATATGACTTATGGAATAGTGAGCCATGTAATATTTTGTTTACTGGTTTAGATACAACAATGATACAGCCAACAGAAATATTTGGCAAGTATGATAAATTTACTATGTTTAACCATAGTGATCCAAAACGTTCTCCAAAGTTTGAAAATAATTTTAATTGTGATGTTAGATATTATCCTGCTACAATGGACAAAAAGTGGATGGACTATACTATGGAAAAAATAGATAGTTTAAAAGTTTGGTCTGATGAACAAGACATTTATAATGATATGTTATGGGGGCAAGGTGTTAAACTAGATGAGGTACACAATCCTAATATGGCTTATCAGGGTCACATGATTCCAAATCTTGAAACTAATATAGAAGCAGGTAATAATTGGAATGGTATTGACATAAATGAAGCTCATATAATTCATTGGCATAGTAGCAGAGGCATACAAAACAGAGTGCAACTTTTTAATCATATTTGTGAATGGTTAGAGGTTCCAATAAATAATGAATAATGATATATCTACATATACCAAAAACAGGAGGAACATCTTTAAGGAATGCTTTTATGCTTTCCACAAATCCTGTGCCATTTGTTGTAGCACCTAGTCACGCAATCACTTTATTAAATATAGACACCTTTTGCATCTTTAGTATTAGAGACCCATTACAAAGATTTTGTAGTGGTTATTGGGAAAGGGTAACCAATCACAAAAGAAAAATTGTTAATAAAAATGTTAATATATTATTCCAAGGCGGTGGTTATCAAGATCTAACAGAGGGAGAGAAGAATATTTTCAAAGACTTTCCAACACCTAATCATTTCTTAACAGCATTAAGAGAAAAGAAAGTTAATAGAGATGATCATGAGTTTAGCAAAACTCCATTAAATTTATTATTATCTCCTTTAACGTATTGGTTGGGTGTTTTGGAGGATTATAAAAAGCACGAGTCAAAAGTTAAAAATGTTTATGAATTGGATTCTCTTACAAGGATTATGCAAGAGCAAGGAATCAATTTACCTGAAGATCCTTTCTTAAAAAGAAGCAGAAAACAATTTCCAGAAATAAATCAAACTTATAGTATCTCCAAAGAAAATAAAGAATGGTTTGTTGAAGACCTCAGAAGTGAGGACTATAAGATTTTAAATTATATAAGGAATCAGTCTTACTATATTCCTTAATAATGCTTGGTGGCCACCTTGCATATATGTTGAACAGTCATTTTGCAGTTCTCCTGCTCTATCTAGCCTTTCCTAAGAGGGAGGCGATGTTTAATTACTGTTAGACTGAAATCTATTCTGCCCAACACTTTTATTTAACAAATTATAAAAAAAGTATTTAAAAATAGGTTGTTTTTCAAAGAAAAGGGCGGAAAACCGCCCCTTTCAATTATTCTGTATGTTACTTCTTATTGAAGACGTGGTATAAGATCCAAACACCTATTAATCCTAATAAGCCTTCGTTACTTAATCCTCCTAAGATAGCCATGATGTTATCCACAACTTGGAAATCTCCGAGGAATGGTACTGCTCCACCAAATAATACTTCAAGTACTACTCCTAAAGCAATAACACTGATACCAACTTCTGTCAGTTGTTTGGCCCATCCGCCAACACTTTTAAGAATATCCATATCAACCTCCTTTGAATTTACCAAAATGAGCAAATTCAGATAATATTTAAGTGCCAGTAATCACTTACATAACAACTCACTTAATGTTAAATACAGTTATTAATATAGAAGAAACAGAGATAAAACACATGTTATTAGATAAACCTATAAAGAAAAACGATATAATTTCACTAAAATTGCTGACTGGCGAAGAAGTCATAGCACAATTTCAGGAAGAGAAAGATAATAATCTTATTGTATCCAAAGCAAGTATTGTGGCGGCAAACCCTCAAGGTGGACTAGGATTAGTTCCTTGGATGATGAGTTCTATGCCAGATAAAATTAGCATAAATAAAGATACAGTAGTAACATTTGGCCAAACAGCAGAGGCCATTGCAGACAAATTCATAGAAGCAACTACAAACATCACACTCGCAAAATAGACAGACTATGCTTGACAAAATATAATATTTTGTTATAATATATGGACATTTAGAGATTATGATGTTAAAACGTGTAATATTTCTAACCTTATTTTCTGTAAGTTTATTTGCAGAAAATGTAGATGCTGACACAATATCAGTAGATTTAAGTATGACAGATGACACAGTCTGTTTAGCCCTCAATATGTATCACGAAGCAAGGAGCGAAAGTACTGCTGGTATGTGGGCAGTTAGTGATGTTGTTATAAACAGAGTAAAACATTCTAGTTTCCCAAATACAATATGCGGAGTTATAAAACAAGGCCCAACAAGAGAAAGTTGGAAAACTTCACGTTACCCAGACTTACCTGATTCAGAAAGAATATTTTATCCTATAAAAAGACAATGCCAATTTAGTTGGTATTGTGATGGCAAAAGTGACGAGCCTACAGAACTTTTTAGTTGGCAAAGAGCATTAGAACTTGCTAGGCTTATGATAGAATATGACAGAGGAATTGGAATCACAGATGGTGCTGACCATTATCATGCAGACTACATCAGTCCAGAATGGAATGAGAGTATGTTGCTAACAACCAAAATAGACAACCACGTTTTTTATAAAGATATTAGATAAATATATACTGTTATAATACACACATTAGGAGTAACAGTATGTATGAGTATAGATGCAAAGTCTTGAAAGTCGTTGACGGAGATACAGTAGACGTCGATATAGATCTAGGTTTTGGAATAGTGTTAAAAAATGAACGTGTTAGAGTCATGGGCATAGATACACCTGAGTCAAGAACTAGGGATAAAGTAGAGAAACAATTTGGCTTAGCCGCAAAGAAAAGATTAAAAGAAATGCTTGACAATAAGTCAGGACCAATCCTAAAGACACAGATCAATAAGAAAGGTGAGGACATGAAAGGTAAGTTTGGTCGTATATTAGGCGACTTTACTGTTTACCATGCACCTACTGATTCATGGAGAATGGTTACTGACATTATGGTAGAGGAAGGTCATGCAGTAGCATACTTTGGCGGTAGCAAAGAAGAGATACAGCAAAAGCATATGGCTAATAGAGGCAAACTAATTCGTGAAGGATTAGTTAAAATGACTGAAGAACAAGCAGGACTAATCTAAAAAATCCAATAATTCTACTTGACAATACCTAAATAGAGTATATAATATAACTTTATACATCGAGGTATTGTAATGAAACGTTTTTATTCAGGTAAAACATATACACACGCAACGGGTCACAGTTGTGCATTCAGACAATGGAGAGCAGATAGTCATTGTAATTTAATTCATGGCTATGCATTACAGTTTGAGTTTACATTTGGTTGTGATGAACTAGATGACAGAAACTGGGCTGTGGACTTTGGTGGTTTAAAAGAACTTAAGGCATGGTTAAAGGAAATGTTTGACCATACTTATTTGGTAGCCGAGGACGATCCTGAGATGGATACAGTTCAAATGTTACAAGACAAAGGTCTTATTGACATGAGAGTTGTAAAAGCAACAGGGTGTGAACGATTTGCCGAAATGGCCTTTGACAAAGCAGATGAAATTGT